TATGATCTTGTGAAGACCAAAGAATTATTCAGAACTTTCGGCTTCGACCCTGTACCGATATGGCTCGGGGTGATGCCGGTAAATTAACAGGAGGTAACATGGCAAGTGCAGCAGCAGCAATCGGAACAGCTATCCTGGGCGCAGGGACGGGTGCAACCGCCGCTACGATCACGGGTGGTCTGGTCCTGGGTGCAGCGAGCTACGGCGCAGCTTCCCTGGTTGGTGGTCAGATGCAAGGCGGTGGTGGAACAGTACAGCAGGGCATGGCTCCGCTGGCTGATAAAACCCTGCCCACACAGGCCGCTGAACTCGAAGATCCCCTAACTGGTGAGGAACGAGAATCAGAGAAACGTCGGAGAGCTACAGCCAAGAGTCGATTCAAGGTTGACTTGGCTGACCCAACAGAGAGGACCGGGGTAACAGGCCCGGATAATACCCCTACTGGCTTACAGATATAGGTGACTTATGGATTATTCACCTGAAATACCTCAAGCCCGGTACAATATCCTGAAGACTGAGAGGGATAAGTACAAACTCAGGGCGCAGGATTACTCCAAGGTAACGCTACCGTACATTATGCCGGATGCAGAGGATGTATCGTCCCAGGAATTACAGACGGATTTTAATTCCATCGGTGCAGACCTTGTGAATAATCTCGCGAACAAATACATCCAGGAATTATTCCCGCCTTCGCGCCCGTTCTTCCGTTTACGGATTGATGAACTCGTGCGACAAGAAGGGCAGGACACAGCGAAGCTCGATGGACTTTTGGCTATCGCTGAGAGACGAGCAAGGTGGGCCTTTGAACAGAGACAGGCCCGGCCAGTTCTCCTGGATTTATTGAAGCACTGTATTATCACAGGTAATGCCCTGTTGTATTTCCCGCCTGATGGTGGTAAGCCTACCATGTACGCTCTGGATGAATACGTCGTGAATCGTTCAGTATCCGGGGAAGTCCTGGAAATTATCACAACCGATACCAAGGCTATTAACGCCCTTGATGAAGATATCAGGGATGATGTTATAGCGGCCCTTGATGTCGATACTGATGAAGACCTGAACGAAATGACGGCGACAATCTATACGTACATCAGACGCGACAAAGATAATCCTGGGGAGTACATTGTGGATCAGGTCGTGGAGAACACCCCGGTTGGTGATCCCGAGCAACGGTTCAAGAAAGAACTCTTGCCTTGGATTCCCTGCGTATGGCAGAGAACACGCAAGGAGCATTACGGTCGTGGCCTCGTCGAGGACCATTACGGATCTTTCTGGGCCTTATCGGTCCTGACAGAAGCAATGGTCACCGGCGCTGCCGTTATGACAGATATCAAGTATCTCGTCAGACCTGGGAGTATGCTCGACGTAGCCGCTATGAACAATGCCGCCTCTGGTACGTATCATTACGGTATGCCGGATGACGTTAATGCTGTACAGACGAATAAGTCTGCCGACTTCAGCTTTATTAACGCTGTCATCCAGGACTACAGGCAGCACCTGGGTAAAGTATTCCTGAGCATATCCAGCCAGATCAGAGACGCAGAGCGGGTTACCGCCGAGGAGAACCGGATCAGGGCTATGGAACTCGAACAAGCCCATGGTGGTACCTTCAGTTCCTTCGCTTCTACACTTCAGCAACCTATGGCTTTACTTCTGCTCCGTGATATTGACCTGAATATTGAGGGCACAGGGATTGATCCCGTGGTGGTCACAGGGTTGGATGCTATGGGTAGATCCGCTGAGAATGAGAAGATCAGGTACTTCTTTGATGATCTCGCTATGCTGAATAACTTGCCTGAATCAACCAGAATGCGCTTGAAAGAATCTGCCCTGATGACTATCTTGGCTACAGGCCGGGATGTTGAAGGCGAGAAGGTCGTGAAGACTGATGAAGAATTCGCCCAGGAACAAGCCGCTATACAGGAACAACAGGCCGCAGCTATGGCTGGACAGGAAATGCTGAATAAGGCTGACGCTGACCAGATTGCCCAAGGAGTACAAGGAGGATAAATGGCAACCGAAGATTTAAGTCCAGAGACACTGGAAGCACTGAAAGAACAGACCGGAGAATCCACAGGTGACGAAGAAGTAAAGCCTGATGGAGAGAACCTTGAGGGTTCTGATGACTCTGGTTCTGAAGATGACGATATCAACCTGAATCTTGAGGACGATGGAGACGATAAACAAGGTGACGACAAGGTGGAACCCGAGGGTACACCTGAGAACAAGGCCGTTGACCAGAAGCTCAAGGAAGCAGGATTCGACGTTGATGAGATCGCGAAGAAGATCGCGGATAACAACGGGGAGATCCCCGAGGATGTTATCAAGGCCGCGAAAGAGAAACTCGATCCTGATCTTGTTGACGCTCACGTCGCTCGTCTGAAATCTGAGTTCAAACTCGCTCAGATTGAAGCCTCTGAGAAGTACAAAGAATTCCAGGAACAGGCCAAGAAGACGCAGGAGATGAATGATTACATCTATAAGTCCGTTGGTGGCGAGGACAAGTTCAAGAACCTTGCGTCAACTCTGCGTGGTAGCTTGGATAAGGAATCTCTGGAGAGTATCAACGCGAAATTACTGTCCGGGAACAAAACCCTGGTTAACGAGGCGCTGAAAACAGCAGTCTCTGAGTACAAGAAATTGAAAGGTATTGGAGGTAAACTCATGGAAGGCGACGCTAACGCCCCTGCTCAGAAAGAACTGAGAATCACGAAGGAAGAATACCGGGCTATCATGAAGACAGAGAAATACAAAACAGATCCTCTGTACCAACGAAAGATTGATGAGGCCCGTCTCAAGACCCGTCAGGCTGACCAGAAACGGTACGGCCCTGGTATGTACTACGGTATGAACCAGAACGGGCGCTATGAACTTTAAATAAAACGGTCGGTATAACTATAACAATAAGGAGTATTTTAAATGGCTCAAGATGTATCCGCTAATCTGACTTTCCCGATGGCGCAGAACTTTTCCGCTGATAAGTTCGCTCTGGCTATTGAGAAGTTCGATGTCCGTGTCCATGAAACGATGCAGAAAGCCCAGATTCTGGACTCTGTATTCGAGTTCCGTCCCCTGATCGGGACCGACACAATGAGTAACAACGTGATGGGTAACCCCACGCTTCAGTCTGTCCAGGCCGGTAAGGAACCGGAAGGTAAGAAGATTGAAGTTGGTAAGAACATCGTCCAGGTGAAGACTCCGATTATCGCTCGGGTGATTGAAGCTATGCTTCCCGCCGTTCAGGATCATCTGGATCTGAAATCCCGTACCCCGGCGAACTTCGGTAAACGGATTGCGAAGTCCGTTGATGAGGTTCTGTTCGTACAGATCGTGAAGTCTGTGCTGTTCGACCTGGGCGGTAAAGGTACTGGTGGTATCCTGCCCAAGGCTACCGTTGAAACCCTGTCCGCTGGTGGGGATGAAATTGATCCCGCGAAGCTGACCGCCGCTGTGTACAACGTGGCTCAGGGTCTGGCTGAGGAAGAGATCGAAATGTATGACGGGAAGCTGTATATGGCACCCGCTCAGTATTTCACCCTGCTGAAGAATCAGGATCTCCTGAACGCTGACTTCAACAAACCGAACGGGTCTTTCGCTCATGCCGCTATCGAGACGGTATCTGGTATGCCTATCGTTATGACGAACCGGATTTCCCAGGCTGTTGATACCGTGGCTGCTCCCGCGAAGACTGACTCTACTGCTGCCCTGTACGGTGCCGCTTATGAGACTTCCGCAGAAGAAGCCAAGGCTGTCGCCCTGTTCGCTACCCCCGAGAGCATCATGGTTGCTCAGAGTATCCCTCTGACCTCTGATGTGTACTGGGACAAACGTCTGCTCTGCTGGTTCATTGATTCCTACCTGGCAATCGGTGCTGCCCCTGATCGGACTGACGTGAATGGCGCTATCTTCAAGGCGTAATCGTTAACTGACAAAGCCCTCGGTGTAAAAGCCGGGGGCTTTTTTTGGTCTTTAGGAGAATAAAATGAATGTATTAAAGAGAGACGACTCAGGATTAAATAATCAATACATAGGATTAGCACCGATCGGTATCGAGACTGTACCAGCAGATACTGAGATAGATCACCTGGCTATTACCTTAGCTACTGACTCAGATATATACTTTGATGGTGACGGAACGACATTCAGCGTAGCAGCTAATACAACTATTGTAGTATCTTCTGGATTACGGTTGGGTACTACAACGAAATGCCTGGTGTACTAAGGAGGTACTATGGATTTAAATAGAATAGGGTATTATCCCCCATGTACATACTCAGAGGATATCTTGTACAATGCGTATAATGATGTTTATGGATTAGAATGG